CGAATTGATTCCTCGTTTTGAAAGTGATGGAAAAATTCATTGGTACGCATTTTCTCATTCATACATTAACGAACATGTCATTGAAACCAAAACAGCAATCAACGGTGAAAAACGCCCTGATGAATATCCTGTATGGCGTGATCAAGGTTATCTGATTGCGACTCCTGGTGAATCAACAGACTACAAACGGATTCAGCGTGATATTGAAGATGCTCATATCAAGAATCCGTTTTATGAACTTGGGCATGACCGATACCATGCGGAACAACTTACAGCCAATTTGTTGGAAGAAGGGCTAAATGTCATTGAGGTTCCTCAAAATGCAGAACATTTAAGTCCAGCCATGCGTTGGATTGAAGTGTTAATCGTCGAAGGTCGCTTCCATCATTGTGGTGATCCTGTTTTGACATGGTGCGCGCTCAATGTATTGGTAAAACCTGATGCCAAGGAAAATATTTTCCCGCGCAAAGGGTCTCCAGCCAAGAAAATTGATGCCATGGTCGGGATTATTAATGCTGCAGCACGTGCTCGATATTGGGACGATGAATCTGTTTTTGATTTGGTGCCTGGTGAAGATTCGCAATCTTTCGATGAATACATGACTAATTTTATGAGTTTCTCACGATGAATTTTTGGCAAAGTCTTGCTGGCTTTTTTGGGTTTGCGCCAGTTGATCCCACTCCTGGGAGTCAGAATAATGTGGTCATGTCATCCAAAACGGCAAGACCTGTCACTTTCGATACAGCAATGACGGTAGGTGCAGTATTTGCTGCCACACGACTTATTGCAGAAACAGTTTCAACTTTACCTTTGGCCATGTATGAAAAAAAGCCTGATGGCTCAAGGGTGTTAGTTCAAGATCATCCTTTAATTGATTTACTTTCATATCGTCCTAACTTTCGACAGACTCGAATAGAGTTTTTTGAAACTTTCATGCTCAATCTAATTAATGATGGTAATGCCTATTGTTATCGGGGATATGCTGATTTAGCAAAGACTCGTTTAGTGAGTTTGCAAGTCATTAACTCAGGGTCAATGAATCCTGTTCTAAATAAAGATGGGACGATGACCTATGAATGGCAGAAGACTGGTACTGAAAAAGTTATTTTGACTGAACGTGATGTTTGGCATGTCAAGCTCTTTGGCACAGGTGTTAAGGGTTTATCACCATTACAGGCTGCATCTAAGTCAGTTGGTTTAGCTCTGGCTGCTAGTGATCGAGCCAGTAATTTGATGGGTAAAGAAGCTCCAGCGGGTGGTTTATTCCTAAAAGCTGGGCAGTTTCCTAAAGAAGATCAGCGTAATACCTTACGTTCTGAAACCATGAAAATGATTCAGGGGGACGAAATTCCTGTTTTTCCTGATGGTATGGAATTTAAGGAACTAAAGATGACTCCAGCAGATTTGGAGCTGATCACCACCATGCGCTACGGATTAGAGGATATAGCAAGAATTTATGGTGTGCCCAGTGTATTAATTAATGATCAGTCTGCATCTACAGTTTGGGGCAGTGGTATCGATTCATTAATTCAGGCCAGCTATAAATTTAATTTTAGACCGTATTTGGAAAAAATTGAGCTATCGATTTTGATCAATCTCATGCCTAAATCGGATTGGAAAAAATTTGAGTTTGAATTTGATTTTGGAGCGTTGTTACGGGCCAATGAAAAGGATCGGACTGATATTAATGCCAAAAAAATCCAAACTGGGCAGAAAACACCAAATCAGATTCGATTAGAAAATGGTGATAAGCCACTTCCGCATGGTGACACTTTATTTGTTCCTGCAAATATTCTTCCGATTGAAAAAGCGGGGCAATCAAAATCCACAGCCGATGTAAAAGAGGACTTAATCTAATGTCACGCAAAGAGCAAATGCCAACCGCGCCAGACTATAGTTTGCGTGGCAAGTTATCGAACAAATTTTCCCCCGATGTTTTAAATCGTTGGAATCAGGGAATTAAAGCTGCTGATGATGAGGCTGACAATACTATTGGTATATATGATCCAATTGGTTATGACTATTGGTCGGACAGTGGTGTAACTGCTAAAAGAATCAGTGCTGCATTACGATCAATGGGTTGTGATGCAGATGTGATTGTGAATATCAATTCTCCTGGTGGGGATGTGTTTGAGGGTTTAGCTATTTATAACCTGTTACGGGCTCATAAAGGGAAGGTAACAGTACGAGTAATTGGCTTAGCAGCATCGGCAGCTTCATTTATTGCTATGGCAGCAGATGAAATTCAAATTGCCCGCGCAGGGTTTTTCATGATTCATAATGCATGGACGGTTGCATGGGGAAATCGACATGATTTAATCGAGACATCAGGCTTGTTGGGACAGATTGATGAAACGATTGCGGATATTTACCACATTCGTACAGGTCTTTCTGCTGAAGAACTTGGCAAGATGATGGATTCAGAAAGTTGGATTAATGGAAAAACATCTGTTGAAAATGGCTTTGCGGATTCTCTTTTAGAGTCTGATGCTTTACTCGATTCAAGCGATGATCAGAACCCATCAAATGAAGCTGCTAGAAAAATTGATATGTTACTTGCACAGGTTGGTCTTCCACGTTCGGATCGACGCGCACTATTGAAAGATTTAAAAACGGGTACGCATAACGCTGCTCACACCAGTACGCATAACGCTACTAAAGACCAAGAGTTATCTCCACAAGATTTACTCGAATTTCAACAGATGGTTACAGATTTTAAAGAATCCGTTTAACTCAATTTAATCAATATAGATATCCGCTTTGAGCGGATATTTTTTTGGAGTCTTGTATGACTGATCAAAACAAAACAGCTGCTGAAATCTTGGCTGATGTAAAAAAAGAGCTTAAAGCAGCAACCCAAAATTTTAATGATAAAGCTGAACAAGCATTAGAAGAGGCTCGAAAAACTGGTGATCTTAGTAATGAAACTAAGAAAAATGTTGATGATCTTGCTAGTAAGTTTAATGCGCTTGAAATTGCAAAAAATGATTTGGAAACTCGTCTTGGTGATGCAGAGCAGAAGTTTGCTCAATTGCCATCAAATTCCAGTAATGGGCGTGCAACTCTAAGCGATTTAATCATTGCAGATAGTGCTGCATTGACCAAGTTTGCAAATCAGGTTCAAGTTGGTATGCGCCACCGCTTAAATGTACAGGATGCTTTAACAAGCTTAGGTGATGTGGTTCCTCCTGATCGTTTAAAAGAAACAGTCGGTATTGAAAAAGTAAAATTGGTGATCCGTGATTTGATTGCACCAGGGCGTACGCAGTCGAATGCAATTCATTGGGTACAAATTACAGGATTTGTTAATAATGCAGCTGCAGTGGAGGAGGGTGCTCAAAAGCCAACCAGTGAATTAGCTTACGTACCTAAAATTACGCCAGTAGCTACAATTGCTCATATCTTCAAATTTTCGAAGCAGTCACTTGATGATTTACCTCAGTTGGCTTCAGATTTTGAAATGGAAATGAGCTATGGTTTAAAGCTGGCTGAAGAAAAGCAGATTCTGTTTGGCGATGGGCAAGGAGCAAATCTGCATGGAATCATGCCTCAAGCAACTGTATTCAGTAATCTACTTGATTATGAAAATCCGACCAAGATCGATATTTTGCGTTTAGCCATGCTTCAAGCTGTTGTTGCTAAAATTCCAGCAACTGGTCATGTGTTACATAGTATTGATTGGGCAGGAATTGAATTAGAAAAAGATACAACTGGCCGTCATATTGTCGGATCGCCTACTGGTGGTGGATTAGGCTCTCTGTGGACTTTACCAGTAGTAGAATCCAATCTACCTGAATTTAATGGACAGTTCCTCACAGGTTCATTTAAATATGGTGCCCAATTATTTGACCGCGAATTAGCACATATTGTCATTGCTAGTGAAAATAGTGATGACTTTGAAAAGAATATGCTTACAGGCCGTTGTGAAGAACGTCTGGCTTTGGCTGTGAAACGGCCACAAGCATTTATTAAGGGTGATTTTGCAACAATCCTGCCACCTACACCGTAAATATATATCTTCAAAAGCAGTCCTTCGGGGCTGCTTTTTTTACCTCTTTTTCTGTCTCAAAAAGGCTATTTTTATGAGTGATTACAACATTTCTTTAGAAAAACTGAAGCAATACTTGAGTGTTGTTCATAGTCGTGATGACCAATTCATTGAATCACTTATCAAAGTAGCTATTGAAGATGTTCAGAACTGCATTGATCGACGTTTTGATGATCCCGCGACATGGGGAGCTTTGTCCTTAGTTGATCCTGGCAACAATATCCCTGCACCCTTAGAAGCTGCTGTAAAAATGGTAGTCGATGATCTTTATCACAACCGATCTACACAGTTCGATAAATCATTGTTTGATAACAAAACATTTACCCGATTGTTTTCTCCATATCGAAAAATGGGGGTGTGATATGTACGAAGCTTACATTGATCGAAAGTACTACATGAATCGCGTTTGCAGATCTACTAAAAATCCAGATCAAAAGATGGTTGTTAAAAGGGTTTTGCATCCAATCTCGATGAAGCATCCGAATAAATTCATTCTTCAAGCACTGGGAAATAAATCAACGTCGACAGATGTAGTGCCTTATTTTCAAATTGAATTTCGGGTCGATGGCCGTTGGGTTCCTGCCCAGTATTTGTTCGAACATCGAATTAATGAATTGGAGGCAGGTGCATTATGCAATCAGGTCAATTAGATACGTTGTTTGAGGTTTATCAACAATCTTCTGAAAAAAATACTGCAGGTCAAAAGAAAGATGTTTGGACCGTTATTGGCAGTTTTTATGGCGGAGTAGAGCCAATTAGCACACAGACATTTGTTCAATCTGGTGTTCAAGGATCTGCTTTGGTTTGTCGTGTTGTCATGCGACCAGATGATTATCCAGGATTAAATGCTGCCTTAATTATAAAAGATGTAGATCGGGGAAATATTTATAAAATTTCAGGAGTATTACCAATCAATAAAGGCAAGCAATCTTTGTTATGCACGATAGGTAAACTGTTATGAATTTTTCAGCCGAGATTGAAGGCTGGGATGAAGTAAAAAAGCAAATGCAGCAATTGGTGAGTTTAGCAAAAGAAAGACAGCTTACTCAAAATGCATTGTTTTACGCATCACAGCCAATGTTTGAAGAAATTAAACAGAATGCACCTAAAGCTGAAAAGGCTTATTACAAATACTACAGAGGCTCTTCAAGGGCACGTTTAGCGGGACAACCTCAGAACATACGCAAGTTGAAACGTCCTGGTACTTTAAGACGTAACGTCGCAAGAAAACGTATTAAAGTTGATAACGGTGTTGCAGTAGGCATCTACATCAAAAATAAAGCCTTTTATTTTCGATTTATTGAACTGGGAACACCTCATATTGTGGCTGTCCCTTTTATTCGTCCTGCGTATGACAAGAACAAGGATTTAGCGATAGCTCGATTTATTGAACGCTATCGTGAGTACATTCAAAAAGTTATTGCAAAACAGCAATTAAGTTCTTTGAAAGAGGGGGATTCAGATGCTGGTTAAAGAGATCATCTATTCAGTATTGGGTCCATTATTCAATGATCGTGTCGGACCACATCCCTTGCCACAAGGATTTGATACCAATGAAACCTATGTGACTTATCAAGGTATTTCAGCGGTGCCACTGAATACCGTCAAAGGATGGACTGGCCACAGTCAACAACGGGTTCAAATCAATATTTTTCATTCAGACATTATTGTTTGTGAAAAAGCTAAAAATCGCGTGATTTGGGCAATGGATCAGCAATCTTATTCATCATGTGTGGTGGTCGATGAACGTGATGAAGGCTTAGATGAAGAAACTCAAGTATATCAACAACAAGTCGATTTCTTGATTTGGCAAGAAGTCGAAAAGGAGTAAAGCATGGCTGATAAAGCTTTAATTGATTCGCAAGGTATTAAAATCTCATATAAAG